AACAGCTAGGGAAATAGAAAAACTTATTAAATTAAATGATGAACGTAAAGAAGCTAAAAAAGACGAAGATAGAAATAGAAATGAAAAAAAAGAGGAGTTGATAAAAGAAAGAGATATATTAAGAGAACAAGGTATTAATACCTATGTTAATATACAAGAGGGTAGACTAGAATTAAAAACTAAAAAAGAAGAAAAATTAGAATTAAAAAGAATAAGAGAAGAAGAAAAAGATATAGCTAAACAAAAAGAAAAATTAGCTGCAGAACTTAAACAATTACAAAAAGGTGATACAATCAAAGAAGGAAAACAAAAAAAAATTTTAGAAGAGCAAAATAAACTTAATATAAGAGAAACGAAATTACAGGAAGATAAAGAAAAAGCTAACTTGAGACCAACTGAAAGAACAAGAGGCCCATTAGACGCTACGATAGGCGAAGCATTTAGACAAATAAAAACTTTTGGTAAAGAAATAAAACAATTAGGTGTCGATTTATTTAAGGGTTTTTTTAAATTACCTGCGTTGCTTAAAGGTGTGGCTTTAGGACTTGTTTCTGTTGTCATAGTTACCATAAAATTTATAGTAATTGCATTAGCTATTATTGCAGCAGTTGTCGTTGTAGTTGCAATTATAAAAAAAGTAGTAGAAGTCTTTAAAAAAATAATAAATTTTGTTAAAGAGTCAATTGAAAAACTAAAAAATGTATTCCCTTTTAACAAATTATTTGGAAAAGATGATAAGGGTACAGTTGAAGAAGTAGTCAAAGTTGATAAAAATGATCCAAATGCAGTAGAAGATCCGAATGATATACAAGACCCTTTATCTAATATAACGGCTTTAGATAATAAAAACAGTGAAGGATTAGGTGGAACAGACATTACTTCAGGTGAGACCGAAGACCCTATGTCAAATGACAAAGCCAATTTAGCATCAGGCGATATAGAAAATTACAAAGATAGAATCTTAGACAAAAAATTAACTAGTAATATGCCAGGTCAACAAATAACAACTGGTGATTCAAATATTCAACCCAATGTATTAAGACCTGATATTAATAAAATGAGTAAAGAAAATCTAGTATCAGATCAAAAAGTTAATAATATAGTAGCAGATAATAGTTTTAGAAACAATATACATACTGATAATACTCAATATATTTCATTAGATGCAAAGAACTTTGATCCTTCTTATATTAATTTAAATCATCAGAGAACTTAATTTAAGCTAAAAGAAAATAGACTTAATATATTATTTAAGGTGGCCATTACTGGCCACCCTTAGTATTAGTGAGAAATAATTCTACTCGTCATCTGCCAATTTACTAAAATAAGATAACGTATCGTCATCATCAATAACAGATTGAGTAGATTTACTATTACTTTTTACCGAACCGTTAGTTTTAGCTGGAGGGAGCTCAGCATTTTCAACAGTATCAGTATTTCTTTGTCCCGTAATTACCCTATTCAGTTTCTCTTTGAGTTCATCATAGGTCTTAAAATTACTAGGGGCTAAGAAAGGCATTAGAGCATATTGTTTAGACCATATTGCTTTAATAGTGTCATCATTTTCAGCAATTGCCTTAACAGGCTCAAATTCAGATTTATCATAATTCCAATAACCATCTACTTTACGTATTTTTAGTTTAAAGTTTGCACCTTTCCAAAAATCAAAAGGGTTAATTGGCGCTTCATCTTCAAAAGCTGGTTGCATTGCTTCTGTGATCTTATCAAATATCTTTTTACCATATTTAAATATAAACACTTTACCTTCATTTTCTGTATGTGCTGGGTCACTTACAACCATGATATTAGAAAAATAAGATAGTTTTCTTTTTCTTTTTCTTGCAATCTCTTTATCAGATTCAACACCTGTATTCCATAATCTTGTATTTTCTTCACTTACAGGATCTTTTTGATTTAAAGTTGTAAGAGAGTTTTCAATATACCAACCACCTTTATCTTGAAAGGCATGAGACCACACTCTTACCCATGGCATTTCTTCTTTTTCAGTTGCAGGTAAAAAACGAATTACGGCATAACCACTACCAGTTTTATCTAGTTCAGGTTTCCATATTCTGTCGTCTGTATATTTGTCTTTTGATTGTTTGTTTAAATCTTCAGGATTTAAAGTTGCCTCTAGTGCTTTGGTAAGTTTATCAAAGTTAGAGTGACTTGTTTTTAATGTATTAAAGTCCATTGTATTCTCCGTATGTTTGTATTTGTGTTAGCTGTATAATCGCTATCAATTACTATATTTAGTAATCTTATCATTATATTAATATATCATAACTAAGTTTTTTGTCAAGCTTTCCAAGTGTCATCAATTTTAAGATGTTTGTCTATCAGATTTTCGTAAGTTATATAATGTATGTTTTTTTCACTTTCCCATTCAGATATACGTTTATTTACATTATCTTGACCTAGTAAATTAGTATTGACTTTATAGAAGTTTATGTGTTTGTTTTCGTTAAATAATTGTTTCCATTGTGTAATCCAATTAACACTAGGTGTGGGGCTGTGTTCTGGTATGACATAATACTTTGTGCCTTTATAAAGGTTGTTTACTGTGCTTGTGGTACTGTTTAAATCGTGTCCTATTAAATATACACTAGTAGGTTTGTCTCTCTTAACGGCTACATAACCTGAAGTAGGACCTGCAGCCCAACCAATGTCTCTGTTATTAGGCATAACTTCCATAATATTATTTGCCTTATCATTATCTTTTACCCAACTTACACATAATACATTTTGACTAATTTGTTTTTGAAACTTATCTTTGTTTTGTTTAAGTATTGTAACAAGGCCAGATAAATTCGCACCGTGCATTACAAATTCTTTTTCATCTGTTTTTTTATTTTCGTTTTTAATGTGCCACTTATTTAATTCTTCAATATCTATTTGAGATAGGCCGGCATAAACCATACTTTCATACATATGATCAGGTACTTTTGTCCAATCTCTAAACCAAGTTTCATTATTATAACAATAACCACTTTGATATATCTCGTGCATAATGCCGTGGTCAACAGATACAAGCACATCTGGTGTATATTCTCTATATAAAGCATTACAACCGTAAACTTTGCCGTGTGGTTTTAATAAATCTAAATTAAAATTTTTTCGACTTTCACCATTACCTATACAAAAAACTTTTTTTATCATAATAATTTAATTGCCAAAATAGTTAACAGTAATAATATAATAAATCTTATAATTTTGTTTTGACTTTCACCTAAAATATAAAATGAACATATAAATGCTAGTAAATATAGAAAAAAATTAAAAATCATTTTAAAAATATTTCTTTTAATATTAATTTAATGGCTGTTCTATTATATTTAACAAATTGTTCATATTTAGCTAATCGCTTAGAGTGAACCGGCCAAACAACCTGTTCAGTAATTTTTTTATCCCACGATTTGCTAAACGATACAATTTGATTAAAAACAACGGCACTCTCGTAAGATATTTTTTTTGATAAAACCAATTGAAAAAATCTAGGATGTTGTCCATTAAAAACGCTGAAACCATCATCAAAAGAAATACGCTTATTAGCAAAGTCATTAGCAATAAGTACACAGTCATTTCTAAAATAATATTCAAAAGAATCATTACGCCTTTTCCAATCTGTGTAAACATCATTACCGTCTTGTCCTGTTAAACTTTTTACCCATTTATTACTATCAAATAAAAAATTAGAAACAAAAAAGCCCAATATATCATTTTGACTGTATCGAGTGCTAAGTTTGTGAAAAAAATATCTATCATTTCGTTTAGTAAATGTTTCTAATTTACAATTAATCTTACCATCATATTTATTATAATCATAACTGTCGGTTGTAAAATGTAATTTAACAGCTAGATATGTTTTAAATACTTCAAATCCACCATACATATTACACTGGCAACTGGCCTGTTTTAGGTATTAAATTTAATTTTTGTGCTTCTATTGTAATTTTACCTTTTAAAGGTTTACTGATAAGATGTGCTACTGTACCAGGGTCAATTTCATTTTCTTTACAATAATCTAAAACTGCGTCCATGTATGTGATGCCTTTTTTAGTCTGTACTATTTTTTCTATCTCTAATGAAAATTCTTTTGTATTCATTTTATATATTTAGCCTAGCTATTTACATATTACAATCTTATTAAAATATAATATCATATTTTAAAAAATTGTCAAGTATTGTCTAATTAATTAATTTAATTTAAGGTAAGTTGACCACTTTATTATATTGATTCACCTTGTTTGTTTTTGCTGTATACGGTAATGAAATCATTAGAGACCAATAAATTAATAGTATAAAAATTGAAATTACTCTCATATAATAAAATG